CAGTGATGGAATAAATCCCCTGCATGAATTACAGGACAATTATATTTTTCCTGCAATTCTTTTATAAATTGTACCTTATTCCATTGTGTATTCCAAAAATTATCTGTTCTACAAATAGGAATAGTTTCCCGCAAATGCCAATCGGAAGTAAGTATTAGATCAACAACTGTTTTCATTCTTATTTTATTTTAGTTCCACACAAAGGACAAACATTTGGCATATTTTCATTAAAAGTATTGGTTAAATCAATTACTTTCTCGCTTGTTTCCTTAATACCTCTCTCTAAAGTAGTATATTTACCCAATAAGCTATAAAACTGGTTCATTTGCGTTTTGAGCAAGGTTTCACGTGCTATTTTTTGCAATAGCTCAACAATAATTGGTTCAAATTGCAAGATTTTATTTAATTTTTGTAATTTATTGTTAATATTTTCTATTTTAGATAATAATGACAACAATGCTGAACAGTTATTTTTTAATTCTTTTTGCTTTTTAATCTTTTCAAGGAGGTTATTGATAATAGGTTCATAAGCAATAAGATATTCTTCATCTTTTATTTTATCACTAATTTCATCAATTTTTCCTACAATTTCCTTAATCTGTTGAACAACTTGTTCATTTTTATCAATTTCTTTTTGTTTATTTTCCAGAATCTCTAATTCTTTATTAGCAATTTCAATAAAATCAAATGAACTTAATCTTTTTGTTTTATCTTTAATATCTTTTCTTTGCCCCTTTATTGTTTGATTAAGTTCAGTAATTTCCCTTCTTGCATTTTTTGCAGCAATATCAATCACATCAATTCCAGCTATCTTGTTAAAGAATGCTGCAATTTGTCCCGGTGTATTGCTCAACAAAAATGGTTGATCGAATTGCCTTTGTAAATTTATTTCATTCATGTTAAGAAATTGCACAATTTCAGCAGGAACATCTTTATTTAATGCCCTAAATTCCAACTTCTTTTCATTTGGTAAAATTAATTCATAATAATCATTGCTATTATTCTTAAACCGAGTAACAGTTCCATTATCAAAAATACATGAAACTTTTGTATCCCCACCCCATTTACTTCTAAATGAAACTCCCAAAGGTCTATTCTGTAACACCCATCGTAAAGCTCTTATAACAGCAGTTTTACCACTATCAGTTTTTCCTACGATGACGTTTAACCTTTTGTGAAATTTCAACGTTGTTTTTTTGTGGCTCTGATAATTTTCTATGTCTACTTGTTTTAACATATCTTTCTATTTTTCTTTCATCAATTTCAACAAAACCTCCCCTTGTATCATTTTCAATGGTACTCATTGTGTCCCAAAACCCTTTTCCATTATTTAGACTGGGCCACCATCGGGCAATCATCCAAACACCACGTTTGGTTTTTACCCAGTAATAGCCATATTCTCGTTTTATTTTTTTGTTCTGCATCTTTTTACAGGTTCTTTTACTTTTAATATATTTGGATTAATTCCTTCTTTTTCAAGGTATTTCATAAATTCCGTGTTTCCTAAAGCAAGAAATATGGCTACTGGTAAAGTTACTGTGTTTGTGGAAACCGAAATATACTTCCCATCTTTTGTCATATAACCAAAAGAATACACTTTTTTACCATTTCTAAGTTCTTCAACTTCTGCAAACGGTATAGCATTTTGTTCACCGTAAAACAAAGGAACCCATTTCTTTAATTTTTCAAGAATTAATTCATCATTCATCTTGTACGATTGTTTTCTTAATTAAATCTAATTGTGATAATAAATGTTCCTTACAAATAGGACAACATTGTGTTAAGGTGGAATAGTAAGCAGAAGTTGCTGTAATGGCAATCTCATGTTTTGCAAACTTTTTTCCACACAATGCTTCTTTATGGTTTTTCTTAATGTGGTACATTTAGCATCATTTTAAGAGTTGGTGAAAGTTTACAAGCGGTATAATATACTGACATAGCATCAGCCACAGCTTCATCCTGATATTTGATATTCTTAAATACTAAGGACGGATAAATCTTTTTTATAGCTTGAATAGTCTCATTTTTACTTGCTGATTTCTTACCTAACAAGGCTTTTTTGGAATCCATTTCAGAATACCATTCAATAGGAATATTAAGTGTGTCTGCCAATGTTTGTAAAATACCAGCAACCATTCCTACCATTACGGCAGCCTGAGCATTTTGACTACCATGTGGAGCTTCTGACACAATAAATTTAACCTGATATTTTTCAATAATTTTGAGTAATATTGAATTAATATCACTTATTCTACGTAAAGTATCATCAGATTTACGAATACGTTTTTTCTTATAATCAGGTACAGTTTTAATGCACCCATTATCAATCACTGTGCCATTCATAATAATAGCCCACCCCCAAGCGGTCATTGAAGGGTCATTGGTTAATATTGTTTGACCATATTTAATTTTAATGGTTCTTTCTCTTTTCATGCTTTTGCTCAATATAAATGTGAAGGCCTGTTGTTCTTACTTCTAAGAATTTTGAATGTTTAAAAATTGAGTCTGCTTTAAGTGGTAAATTGTATTTATACAAAATACTATCAACCTGATTAGTATCAGTGCAATGAATTACTTCTGTAATTTGTTTTGGATTAGTTCTTACAGTAACTAAAAACCAAAGGATAATAAATAAAGTTTTCATTCTTCATCAATTATTGGTATATCTCTCCATTCACCTACTTTAAATTTTGGTTCATTCATTTTTTTAAAAATTAGGTTATTTTATAACTCATCTTTGATTGCTTTTATAGCTAATATAATTGTAAAAACAGTAAGGCTCAAAAACAGAATACTTGCACATACTGATACAATAATAATAAGAATCTCTTCCATCTTTATTTATTTTTTAAGATATTTTTTATTTGTTCTAATTGATATCCTATATTAAACAACATTACAAATATTCCTAATAACAGTACTTCTATCATTTTTCGTTTTTTAAAAGGGTTAAAGTTATATGATATTCAATAATTTCACCTAATCCATCGGTAGCATAACTTCCAGTTGATTTGGTTATAACTCTAAACAAATCACGATGATTTAAAATTTCTTTTACACAAGCCTTCATTAATTCCTCTAAAATAAAAGATTCAGGAATTAATTCTATTTCTTTTGCATTGTATTTATGTACAACTCTTAATATACGCATCATTCTTTTGTGCGGTTCAAGGTAAATATTTTTTTCTGATAAAATATTTAAACCTAAAAGTCTTTCAACCCAATGTAATATTTTTAACCGGGTAGAATACTTAATTGAATTAGTTATTTTTATCTTATTTAATTTCATCTTACTTTTGGTTTACGTTCACTTTCAAATTTACTTTCAATATTTTCCCATAATGTAATAGTTTGTTTTCGTAGTTCTTTTTCAGCACCAGCTTTTTCAATAATCTTAATAGACTTTTCCAATGATGTTTCTAACTTTTGTTCACCTAAAGTATAGATCGTATTATTAGAAAAATCTTTAATAAATTGCAGATTGGCTCGAATATCATCAATCCCGTAATCAAACAGTATATAGACAGGAGCCGTATGGAAAGGCTTCCACACAGAACTTTTAAATACCTCAATTTGTGATTTGACACCAATAATTCTTGTGGTTTCCTTTCCAGCAATTTTTTGCTTTACAGCAATTTTTTCAGGGTTTCCTACCCTTAGACGTAGTGAAGAATAAAAGCTAATTCCAAGACCTCCCGGAGTTTTATATTTGGCTCCGTATATTCCTGCATCAAGATTTTCCCGAACTTGATTTGAACAAACCATTAACAGATTATTTTTTGCTAAAATACGGCAGGTTTTACGAAGTTCCTCACTAAATTCCTTAGCTCTTCGCATTCCCATCTTATCACCATCTTTGCTTTCCATTTCAAGTTCTGTGGACAATGCCGCTAAAGAATCAGCAAATACTCCATTTATTTCACCTTTTGGTTCCCAACCTCTTACAGCTTTAAATACTTCTGTAACTGTGTCTGGTGTGGTATAAGCAACCTCATCAAAATCTACATCAAACATTTTTGCGAACTGTTTATTTAACCTTGCTTCCGGGTCATGAAACATTATATCCCCACCTTTTCGTTGAATAGCCCCGGCAATTTCACAGAGTAAAACGGTCTTTCCACTATTTCCAGTAATAAATATTCTACCCATCCTTCTAAAAACAAGAAATCTACTTGGAACAGAAAAACAGTATTCAAACCCATCCCTTGTTTTTACTTTTCTTATTTTTGGTTTTGTTTTTTTATTTCCACTCAAACCTACATAATGTTCTTTTGTGGAGTTTACTGAATATGAAATTGATTTTCCTATTCTATTATCTACATAATATGTAGTACGATACCCACAAGCAGTTAAAGCATATTGAATAAAATCTCTTGATTCTTTTTTTGTTGTATAAAAAGAATTTTTACAATTACCATCCCAAAATAATACTTCATTTGCTATAATTTTTAATTGCTCTAAAGAACATTTAAAATATTTAGAATCATATACTTTATCTTTTAATGGTGGTTTGAAATTAAATCTTGTATAACCATTAGACATATTCCATTTTTTAAATGGAATATTAGCTTCCGTTAATAATTTAATAGCCCTTTCTATCTTTCTTTTCTTTTTAATATTTAATTCACCTAACTTATACTTTTTACTATAAGAACCATCCGCAATAAACATTACCTGTACTTTAAGTTCTTCATTTGTAATATCTTCTAATGAAGTAGTTAATTTTGGTGTAAATATTGTTTCAAAACGTCCAGTAAATCCATATTTATTATTAGTATGCTGTTTAATAATCTCACCAAATTCTTTTACATGGTGTGTTCCTTTTTTTGGTAAAAAATATAATACATTATGATATTCACTTAAACATTGATTTACACCATATTTAGTTTTTACCTTATATAAATAATTTTGTTTATTTTTTATATAAGCAATAGGTGTCACAAATTCACCTGTACCATCAGTAACGTTATATTGCATAACTTGATCATTATTCCAATCAGATATTTTTTTCCAACCAGAAGGTGAAAGAAATTCTGTATCACAATCTACACAACCTGCGGGGCCAAATATCTCAACCAAAATCCCTAATGGAATACCCCCGCCATAAATTCTTCCCCCGGATATTGCAAGATCAAGTAAAGTGGAACCTGTACTAATCACAAACGTAAAATCACCATCATAATCCTTTTTTGGATTTACCTTTTCAGATATATGATTTTTTATCTGTGATTTTATATCAGGAATTTTCCTTTTTCTTTCTCTTTTCATCTGCCAATCTACTTACAATTATATTAATATTTTCTTCTGATATTCTTTTGTTCTTTAATTCCCTACGCAACATATTACAAAATCCATAAAATGTTAGTGTTGACGGTGTTTTACAATATGCTTCTATTGAACGTTTTACAATATCATTTATTAGTTCCTCCTCGGTACAGTCTCTTTTGTCATACCATTCTAACAACAAATTACGAACAATATCCGTTTTTGAAGTTGCTTTAGCTAAACTAAAAAGGTCAAGGAAGGAAGCTACATTGTTTTTCACAAAGAATCCGACAAAAGTAGCTTCCCTCGTACCCCCTTGCTTAGTTTGTTTTTTAATCAAGGTTGGCATAAATAATTATTTTTTATTACTTTTTTTCTCAGCTATACAAGCGTGCCAAGAATCACAATCTTCACAATCATCAAACTTATCCACATCAACACCAAATCTATGACCAAAAGGACATTTTTCTTTTTTACCTTTTTTAGGTGCAGGTTCTTCTTCCTCATCTTCCTCCTCCTCATCATCTTCCTCCTCCTCATCATCTTCAACAACCGGAGCTTTTCCTCTTTTTACAGGTTTTCTCCTTTTAGGGGTAGGTTCTTCTTCCTCCTCCTCAACTTCTTCCTCATCATCTTCTTCAACTTCCCCCTCATCCTCGTTATCCGGTCTTTCGGTTTCGTAAAACTTAGCTTTAAGTTCTTCATAACCCAAAACCATCAAACATTTATCAAGATTAGTTGCAGAATCCATAATATCAAATGAATACTGAGTTTCCCTTTCTTCAAAATCAAACCTTGATGGGGCAGGGTATTTGTTTGTACCCAGTACACTTTCAACATAACGAATATTTACACTACAACCTTCTTCCGGGTGCATATGTGTTTCATATTCATCTTTATCCTCTAAATGTTCTTGGAATTTCTGTCTGAATAAGTAATCGGATTGATCAAGAATCATAATTTTTTCCAAATCACCTTCCTCTTTTTTCCTCTTGCCGTTTACTGTTTTACCAATATAACGAACAATAATATTAAATAATCGGCGATCTGATGCTGACAATGATTTTACTTCATCATCAGAATACTCTTTTCCTTCTTTTAACAATTTTTCCCGGTAATCACAAATAGGGCATTTTTTACCTATTGAAGTTGGACAAACATAAGTCTTTTTGTCAGCTCCAATATTTCTATGAATTTTAAATGGGCGTTCCCACCAGTAAGAACCTTCAACCGCTATTGGTGGATCATTGTTCTCGTTCCTATCCGGGTGGTTTTTAACCGACACCAAATAAGGAATAAAATCCATTACCACATTTGTATTTGCTTCCGGAGTAAATACATCAACATTCGATGGTATTTTTAAATACCCATAATTAGAACCTCTTTTATGGGATTCATCGGTTTTTCTAACCATCCCAACAAAACTTAACTTTTTTGCTTTTTTCATGTTTAAATTAAATTAATTTTTACGCACTAAACGAACTCTTGTATTAGCTTCTTTCATTCTTTTTTCACGTTCTTCTTTAATGTTTCTTTTCATATTAGGCCCTGCAAAGTAATTCTGTCCGTACAAAACCACAAGATTTTCCAAAGCTGCTTTTCGTGTAAAACAAATTTCATTCTTAACAATTTCAGCTTCATTAACTTTACTTAATGCAGTAATCCATTCCTCTTTTGCTTTAATTAATTCAGGGTGACTTTTTACAGCAGCATCAATTTTAGCATCAGTAGGTTTAATATCTTTACCAAGATATTTTTCAGGGTCTTTGTTAATTTTTAACACCAGTTGAGCAGTAATCAACTTTACTTTTTCATCTGCTCTTGTTAGTTCCTCTTTACAGGCATTCCAATATTGACCATATTTTATGGCTAATTCTGCCTGATCAAGCCATTCAATGTCTAATGCTTGTTCATCAATTCTTATGTCTCTTTCATAATTCATAATTTTAATTATTTTTACTATTTTTAATTAATTGTTTTTTACATTGTTTTGCTTTATTTATTAATACCTCTGATATTTCATCTTGCATTTCCTCAATCAATCCAGTTGGTTCTTCCCCTACACAAATTGTACGGGAATATCCACTTTCAAGTTTTATACTTTCATAATTACCAAGATTTAATGTTAAAGATATTGTGACCCAACACTTATTCTCAGTTGATTCTATTTCATTCTTTTTTGTCATTTTTAACTTTTATAAATTGAATAGCAAGCAAAAACTAAACCTGGAAAACCGGTATTGTAAAATGGTTCATTAAACATTTCCAGTATTAACCCGGCACGTACATTATCACTATTAAGTAAAACACTTGAAGCATACCCTAAAACAACTCTACGAATTGATTCAGGTTCTTGCGTTTTAAGCCCTTGTAATATTTCTTTAACTTTGTTCCATGAATCACCCTTTATAAGTGCCCGGCAAAGAGCAATACTTTCAGACTGTTCAACCGCTGCCTGTTGTGCAATAGCTAAACGACGTTTCTTTGGGGTATTTAATACTTGTTCAAGTATTTGTAAGGCATTACGAGGTTGTCCCTGACTATCCTGCACAATTTGATTATAAACTTCATCATCAACAGAATCGTTTTCCAATCCAACAATCTTTTCAAGTAATTCCCTCATCTCAGAATCAGACAAAGGTTGTACTTGAAATTGTGAACAACGCCCTTTTACCGTTGGTAAAAGTGATTGTGGGTCAGTCGTACATAAAATAAAATAAACTCGTGCTGGTGTGTCCTCTAATATTTTTAATAAAGCATTCTGAGCATCACCAGTCATTTTATGCACTTCATCTACAATATACACACGTACACCCCCACCAAAAGGAGTAAAATTAGCATTTTTGCGTAATTCACGTACCGTATCAATTCCACGAAATTGTGCCGTATCAATTTCAATTAAATTGTTTTCCACACATTCCAATTCACTTGCAATAATACGGGCTAAAGTTGTTTTTCCACAACCACTCATTCCATGAAATAAAAACACATGAGGAAATGTTTCTTTATTTTTTAACATTCCTTTTAATGTCATAACAATTTGCTGATTGCCAGCAATTTCAGATAAAGTTTTCGGACGATACTTTAAATACAAGCTCATTTCTTAATACTTTTAATTATTCTATTTAATACATCTTCATACAATCCTAATTCAAATAAAGTAATAAATTTGTCATTATCCTTATAATGTGTTTCTACATATTCTTTTCTACCAGTTAAAAACTCCTTTAATATTGTTAATGGTTCTTTACCTTTATTTCTTACTATAAAAGGGTCTTCATCAGTATTATTTTTCCTTGTTCTTTTTACCTTTTCATCTGTAAAAAGGGAAAATGTAGTATTTTTTCTAACCCGTTTCATTGTTTGTTAAGGGCTTCTAATAATTTATAAGGTAGATTAAACCATTCTTCTTCAGTGGTTAATGCTAATCCAATTAATGTTATTGATATTAGTATAGTAGCAATTAACCAAGAAATAAACATCAAACAAATAGTAAAAGTTTTCATATTTTTAAGATTTATATTCTTTCTTTTCAGCCCAACTTGCATCAACATCACAAATTTCAATATCCACATCTAATGGAACAATAATCCAATCCCATACTTTACGTATATCCCTACACATAATACACTTAACAATATCAACAATATATTTTAATTCCTTTGGATTTACATCAAGAATGATAGCATCATGTATTTGTCCAATTAACCTTGTATCAAGGTGTTCAGAAATTATTGCTTTATTTATTTCAATTATATCCCAAAGTAAACAATGAAACGCTAAGCCTTGAATCGGGTAATTTACTACATCTTTTTTGTTCATCACACCGGAATATTCAAACCCTATTTTAGAATACACTATACCAGTTTTTAAATATTTATTCCACCACTCTTCTTTCCACTTTGAGAAAGTATAATATCGTTTTCCCCAAAAATCCTGTTCAATCTTTTGTATATGTAAAGTAAAATCATCCAATGACTTAAAACCATTAGCAATTAAATGATCAGCAAGATTTACGTTTTCAAATGGAATACCCATACCATTTTTCCATTTGCCATGCTTTGGTAACTCTCCCCAGTTTACAGCAAGATTTGAAGCACAATTTTTATAATAATCCCCATAAAATTGTGG